GAACTGATAAGGTCTTAATGCAATCTCACAGCAAGGGTTAGTACCCCAATCTGGATTGTTAGTAAAATAAATACCAGGTTCACCAGCATAACTGAGCTCAATCTTTTTCCATAAGTCTAAGAAGAACTCTTTAGTTACTCTATGTCTTACTAATACTGCAGAGTTATTAGCTCTACCACGTTGTGGATTAAGTTCCCACCAATTACCAAACTTACAAGTTAGCATTTGCTCATCATCAGCTGAGAATAAACTAATCAAAGCTGCTCTTCTAATACCACCTGCAAGAACTGCATCTGCAATATGACAAACCATATCATGAACTTCAATAGAAGATAATCTATCTCCATTTTCTTTTCTATCAAGGATTTGTTCTAATTCAAATAAGCACTTCTTAAGTGGCTCAGGTCCAGGTGCTTTACCACCAGCAGTAATTAATCTTGCTCCCTTGTGTCTAATATCACTAAAGTCAAATCTAGGTTTAGTATTTCTAAAACCTAAATAACTTCCAATCATATGTTTAACAGCATCAGCCCAACCTTCAATACTATCACCCACCAAAAACTTTTGTTCTTTAGCAGGTTTTCTAATCTCAGGTAATTTCTCAATGTGTTTAAACTGTACAGAGTAACCTACTCCTGTACCACCTAGTAGTAAGAACATAATCTCACCAAAAGCTCTGTAATCATCAATAGGTAAATAGCAGCAATTATAAATCCTAGCTTCATTCTTTTGAATAGCAGGACCTGCAAACTGTAATGCTCTCATAGAAGGTAATACCTTTTTTTCAAATAGGTAAGTACCATAGTGCATAATCTGATTAGCAAGGTCAGGATATTTATCTACCATCATCTGTAGATACCTGATAATGATTTCATTATATGTTTCTCGTCTTTTTTGTTGTGGTAAGTATTTTGCATACTTATTAAAGACTACCACGTTAGATAGAGTTTCTAATCCAATTTCCATTTTTAAATTTTTTAAGGGTGCCAAAGATATAAAAAATTCCAGACTTCCTACCCCTTTATATCTGGAATTAACCTGCTTATCTCATGTATTTTTTAGCCAACGGTTATATACTCACGCTCAGGGTATTGCAATACATTAATACGAGTTTACACTGTTTACACAGTTTCAAGGGTACAGGTATATTTTTTTTATATACTCATTGGAATGTTTATTGGGAGTTTACCACCCAATATAACACAACAAGCCACTACTGGCTTTCTAGTATTCTGTTTACCATATGCAAATGCATACTTTTCATGGTCAATACCACAACCTACAGTAACTCCAAATATTAAATCCTTGTAACTTGCCAAGAATCTAGTATTCATTACTGTATGTAAGTGACCTATTACAGTAGATTGTCTGTTTTCTCTAGCAGCATTTATAGCTGCCATCTCTCCAGATAACCCTGTACCATGTTGGTAAATAACACCATTGATTTGATGTACAAAATCCCATTCCCAAGTAGGTGGACTTTGTAATAGTTCTTGGTAAGTCTTTAACCAGGTCTTAGGAAGACCAGCTGTAAAAGCTTTTCTAAATGGTAATGCATCATGATTTCCAATGCAAACTTTTACATTAGGAAATGTGTAATACCATCTCTTCATTCTTTCTAAAGCTAGGCTAAACTCATCACCTGCTGACATACCTTCAGGATCTTTCTCATGATAACTAACTGCATGATTATCAACTGCATCACCAATGTGAACTACAGTACCACAATCATACTCTTCTTGAATTGATCTACAAAACTCTAAGTAACCTTCTTTTGTGAAAGGTTCATGCGGATCTCCAATTACAAGTACATTATCAGGATTACCATCTAAGTAAGGTTCAACAATACTCTCACTAGTTTTATCAACATTTCTAAATAGTTCTTTAGCTAATTTGATTACTTCTGAATTAGTTTCACCAGTAATCTGACTAATTATTTCAGATGATTTTTTGTAGTAACCAGGCTTAGACCTTAAGAACTCATATACAAGATTGATTCTTGTATTGTAACTTTGTTTACTCATAGTTTATTTTTTACAAATATACGGTAATTACCATTTTATATCATGATATAGGTTAATAGCCTTAAAAACATTCTCATGATTCCAGTCTCTACCTGCATACCCTGAAGCTGCAGGATGTTCAACACAGAATACAACATGTTTGTCTTTATTGATATACTCTTTAACAGATTGTGCCTCTTTACCCATAAGCAAATAACATATTTTGTTATCAGACCTATTAAGTAAATCAATGGTTTTAGCAGTAAAGAATTCCCAACCATATCCTTTATGGGACAAAGGTTTCCCTTTCTCAACAGTTAATATTTTGTTGAGAAGGAAAACACCTTGACTAGCCCATCTAGTAAGATCTGGATCTTGGTCTATCTTAAAACCACCGTATATAGTTTGTTCAATTGCCTTAAAGATTATCCTCAATGATGGAGGTACTTTAACAGCATCTTGTATTGAAAATGATAAACCGTGAGCTTCATCAGGATTGAAATATGGATCCTGACCTATTATTACAACTCTCACTTTATCATAAGGTGTAAGTTTGTAAGCATTAAATACATTTTCTTGTTTTGGATATATAGTCTTGATTGTTCTTTCTGAAGTAATTTTTTTACTTAAATGTAACATGTATTCTTTCTCAAACTCACCTTTCAACAACTCATGCCAACTATCACCTAATGATGTCTTCAGATTCATCTTGTGTCTTGTATTTATTAAAATATGTTTCTTGTTCTATATCAGCAATAGAAGATAACTCTGCATCTTCTGGTAACTTCATATCTATCTTTTTCTCTATTTCCAGTCTACGCCATTCTTTCTTATAAAGAACACCTGCTGGACCAAATTTATCATTTGAAGTTACTGAATAGAAATCCAATATTTTCTTCTTATCCTCAAGTTTAAACTTAGAATACTCACCATTATCAAAATGTTTTAGTGTCTTCAAGCTATCTGTTGGAAACTCAAATATAACCATTACGATATACTTATCATTATCAACAATAGAATGAAAGTTAGCAGTCTTCTTAAACTTGTTTAGAAAATCATCAAACAGTGGATTAGGACTATATTTATATAATATAAAAAGATGAGTATCCAATTCTGGAAACTCCTCACAATATCTAAAAACATTAATAAAATTGCATTTAGGAAAATGTTCATCATCCTTAAAATCTGCAAGTTTACTATTCTTATTTGCTACCAAAGGCAATAAGTAGGCAATGCTTTTATTTTTAATTTTCTTTACTTCTTCTAGAGTCATATTACAAGATTGTTCACATTAACTTTTAATGGATTTACAAGTCCTGTAGCTGGAAAATCATCTTTTATCTTAAGACATACATAGTTCTGATAAAACTTTGATATTCCATGATATTCACCATACTGATTAATATATTCATCAAAGACTAAAGTTCTCATATGATCAACATCATTTTCAGTTGTTAATAGCACAGAAGCAAAGACTTTACCTTTACCTTCTAAACCTTTAATATTATCTGCTGAATCTCCAATAATCATAGATTGCCAAAAGTAAAGATTAGCTTCTTGTTTACTAGTAGTTACCCACTCATTCTTTTTATAGTTGTAGTGAGTACCTTCTAGCATAAGAAGATCTTTATCTATAGCACAGACTACACTACCTTCTAGTTGTAATCTAACACTGTTTACCATATCATCAGCTTCTATACCATGTAGAGCACTAAACTCCCATTTCTTCACCATATACTCCTTAATTGCTTTAAGGTGTTCTAATGGTTCTCTATCTTTTCTATTAGCTTTATACTCAGGATATACTGCATTTCTTTCAACACAGCTACCAAATCCTACAAAACCAATATACTCAGTAACTCCAGTACTTATTAGTATATTACTTATGATCTGATCTACAGCTTTAAAGATATCTTCTATAGGTTTATCAAATGATTTACTGTCAGAATCCCAATGTGCTATAAAACATATACTGTCAGCATCAATCACTGCTACTTTTCTTGATTGTAATTCCATTTTCAAGTAACTTTTTTAAAATGAGATACCAATCCTCTTTTCTTAGAACAACAACTTCATCACCCTCCTTTTTATGAAATACTAGATTAACATATATTTCCCTCTCAGGTACAAGTTTAGGTATTGCTGTTTCCATAGCACCAAGTACAGTAAATACATTAAGACCAGTTCTAACAGCTTTACATTGTATATTATAGGTAACACCATTGATATCTATCTTAGCATCATCCATTACTCTACTACTAGCCCTAGTGGTAGTAGCTTTTGTAAAACCTAAATCCCTTAGCTCCTTAACTATTTTCCTTTCATAATTGTGTCCTATTCTTCTAACATTAGGTCTTGCCTTAGGTTTTTCAGAAGGTAGGTCACTCTTATTCCTGATTTTCTTTCTATTTGGATCTCTCATACATTTTTGTTATTAATCAGCACATCAATTACCTCTTGATATGCTTCCGCCTTACCTTCAAAGAACTTTATAAGAAGATCATCTGATGTTACAGTATCTAACTCTGTAGCTACTCTTTCAGCAGCATCTTTCTTCTTATAAAGTACCTGAAGTAGTTTCTCAACTAAATTATCCATATACAAATATAATAAAGTAGATAAACTTATCTACATATATTTAGGATAATTATCCTTGAGTTACAAAAGCGTTAGCTTCATCTGAAAATGAAACTTCCATTGGAGTGCCATTATCAACAAAGCTATCAATAGCTTCTGTAAGGTTATCTACAGGAGTACGCTTAAGATCAAAGTCAAAAATAGGGTTAATAACATAATCAATAGTAGTTTTTGTTGGTTTAGCAAATCCAAATCCTACAAGAACATCTCTCATTTCTTTAATTGTAATACCAAAATGTTCTGACATTGTTCTAATGTCTGTCTTGTAAGCTCTTAGAGCTGCTACTGCTGTTTGTGAAATGTTAATAGTTTTCATAATAAATAATCATTTAAATTTTTTGTTAATTGTTTAGTTTGATCATATCCCTTAATGGATATGTAATCAGAAATGTCTTTTATACCATCTGGTATGACAAAACTCCTTATTCCAAATTTCTCTGAGAACTTTTTCATATTAGAGATTCCTGTTTCATCATTGTCATAGTTTATAATTATCTCATCAAATCTTAGTGATAATAATTTAAACTGATTTTCATTGAGAAACATCATCTCACTTTGTGGACTAATAGCATTGATACGAAACAATTTGTACACCATGCAATCCTTTAATCCTTTTGTTATTATTAGTTTATCTGATTGTTGATCTAACTGGTCCCAGCCACTAAAAATGTGTCTTGGGATATTACTAGTCCACTTCTTATTTTTCTCAGCATTTGGTCTAAGAATTTTTCTCATACCATTACCATGCTCATAACTATATGCATAATCATTAACTGACTCTGTATATACATTTACAAGCTCTTCGTTTTTAATACTTATCCAATAGTCTGTAATAGGTACAACATTATAGAAGTTTAATATATCTCTATTGAGGTGATATTTATCCCAGTAAATATCAGAATCCCGCCAATCTCTTTTCTTTATTCGTATAACTGTGTTGTATCTATCAAGCTTATCAGGTAAGCCTAGATAATTTAAAGATGGTATAATTTTTTTATTGTCTAGCTTTTTAATGACACCTAAATCATTTGCTATAACTCTAAGGGTTTCTTGAAAATTTAGATCTTCATTAAACCTGACTTTCATATACTTTTGTACATATGAAAAACAATCATAATAATCTCCTGTACCAAAATCCTTGTAGAACAATCCTTTAGGGAATGCTTTTATAGAACATGATGGAGATTTATCTAACCTTAAGTCAGAGCAAAATATTTTATTTACATCAATAAAATTCTTACAATAAAACCTAAAGATCTGGTACTCAGAAACTTCTCTGAGCACCATCTCTTTAGTAAAATGTATTACATCTAATCCCCCAAAATTAGAACCCTGGATCATTAGATGGAGCACCGAAGAACCCTGCACCAGAATCAGCATCTGGTTGTTTAGTTAGTTTCTTAATATCAGTATCTGCATTAAATACCATTCTAGTATCAGCAACTACTGCATACTCTGCACCTTCTTGGATAGATTCTGCAAATTCAGGAAGACCAATAACTGCTCTTACTCCTGTGTTACCATCTTGCTTTAGGTATTCCTCACCATTGAATTTAATTCTTAGTGACTTACCTGCAAGTTTAGTGTTATATACAGTACCCAATTCTTCAATATCAGAAGCTGTAGCTTGTAGATAATCTACATCTTTTACTACTTTAGTAAAGATGTGTCTGATTTTCTTGTAAGTACTTGTCTGAGCCTTTTCTGAAAGGTAGAAACGGAAGTCAGTAGTTGCTTCTGGATCACCATCTACAAGGTGAAAACTGAATGTAAGTACAGGATTACCATTTTGGTTAGTTTCACCTTTTACACTTTTAATTGTTACTTCATGAATACCTGGTCTGATATACTTAGGTTTGTTAATTTCTGGAGTGTCTTGTCCACCGAACATAATTTTAATATTTAGTTATTGTTATTTGAATATTTTATCCCAATTAGCTACAAGCTTACCGTCTGTAGATTCAGTTAGAATAATCTCTTGATTTTTTAGATGCTCTGGTCTAGCACCACAAGTAATCTCATCAGATGTTTTGAAATTCAAAATAACTTGATTACCTTTTCTGCTCAATAGACCAATAGCGTCAGCTTTAGCACATACTAAAGCTTTAATTTTACCTGATAAATCTAGGTCAACTGCTGAAACTTCTTTACCATTAGTCTCAATCATCTTATCTTTTAAGTGACCTAGTAGAATAATACTACCATCTTCAGGTACCAATGTTTCAATGTAATCTAGAATCTTAAAGAAAGCTTCTCTAAGATATAGATAACCTGCACCATTAGGTAGTTTAAGTACATTGTCACCTGCAAATGATTTACCCATAGGTGTATCTGTATACAAAGTTTTAGCATAGGTTAAACACATTTCTTCCAAAGCAGTTACAGTATCTACTGCAATATACTTGTAGGGTTTACCAGCTTTAACAATTTCAGAACCAATCTCTTTAAGAGTTTGAAGACTATCCACTTTAAGCTTCATTGCATCAACATAATCAGAACCTTTCTCGAAATCTAGTAAAAGGCAATTATCTAGTAAAGCCAAAGCTGATGTTTTACCAGCTTTAGGCTTTGAATAGATAACCAACCTTTTAGGATTAGCTCTTGTAGCTAATACCTTTTGTGTTGGTAATTGGATCATAGTTTTGCAGTTAGGTCTAAAAGACGTTGAATTAGAATAGGATACATTCCTGGATATTGGCTTTTAACCAAATCAATGTTAGTACCACCAACAATAACTGGAACTCTCTGATCTCCCTTATTCTGTAATTCTGTTTTTGGAACTGTAGTTGTTAGAGATAGTACTTTACACAAAGCATTGACAGAATCAATAGTTTCTTGCTGTGTACTATACTTAAACCTACCAGCTTCAATTTCAGAAATGTAGGCTAAGTACTCTTGCTTCATTTGTTCTTGTGTGTCTGCGGTAGTTTCTTGTTGAGCTACATCACTAAATTGTGCATCTTGCACTTCTGGTTCTTTTACGATTTCCATTTTTAATTTATTTGTTTGTTTATTTGTTTATTATAAAAATCCTCTATCTGATAAACTCCAATGCCCTCCAGCATTTAGAGTTTCTTGGTCATAGAATGGGTCTGTATCATTTATATAGTTAAAACAATCCATACAATAGAACTGAGTCATTGTATTGTCATATTTTACATTCCTATGTTGACAATCTTTGTCAAAAATAAGACTCTGTTGTGTTGGTGATTGTACTATTTTATCAGTAAGTTCATCAGTAATTTCTGAATCATCTAGAAAATCTAGATACTCTTCAATCATGTCTGAAAGATACGGATAATCACTGGTACTACTATCAACTGTCTCATCATATTCTTTAACTAAATCGTCAAAAAAGCTGAATGCTATACCATAAGCATAAGACATCTTATTTGACTTTACATACTTTGGGTGCTTTTTAAATCTATCATATAGTTTATTATATAGATCACTTTTAGCACTAGAAATTGGTCTAGTTACTGGTTGAAGTACAGGTCTATTGTATACAAATCTCTTATCAGCTGATCTAATCAAGTCTGTAAGTAGCTCATAACAATTATGTACATCTGATATACATACATATTCTGTTGAAGTATGTGGATTGTAATAACCACATGAAATATTAAAACATGCTATACCTACATTTCTTTTAGATAATGCACCTGCATCTGTTGCAACACCAGTACATTCTTTGTATTTATAGTTCTCCAATATAGGTTTTACAAAATCACTAAACTCATCATCAAATAGTTTTACACCATTTGAATAGTTTATGAAATCTTCATTACCCTTTCTATCTGCTTGACCTATAAACATACAATCATCAAAGAAAGATAAATCAGCTTTATAAGATCCAATACAGCCAATTTCTTCTTGTAGGAAGAATGCTATCTTAATGTTATCTATTGCATCTAACAAGCTTAAACACATAAATACACCTACTAAATCCATTTGTTACCGTAAAGGCTTTTTATCCTTTACTTCTTATAGTTTCCTATAAGTTCAGCATACATCTTCACCCTACTGACTGTAGGGGCTGCTCACTCTTGGAGATATTTTATTCTTGTTAAACAAGGTTCAATCTCTATGCGTTACGGAGTTCAAGATTTTTTAATTCCCTGAGTTCCCTCGGTGTTAACATAGTATCTTCAAATTTTAATTTCTTTCTTTTCAAATAAAACACAGAATTATCATAAAAATAAGAATACATTATATGTATGTCTTTTAAGTTTGATGAGGCTAAATTAAAAACATTTCTTGTATTACAATTATATACTTTTAAATTTATTTGTAATAAATTATTTAAATATTTTTGCAGTTCAACAAGAATGTTTTTATCATAAGATGTTATTCTAAATACACTTTTAGCTCTTGTGCCTATAGGTCTATCAGACCTTTTAGTTAAATTATTAACACAAGTACCATCTGCATCAAAATAACCTCTTATAAAGTGTTTCATCAAATCATCATTTAGGTTGGGTAACCCTTTTGATGAATATGTTTTTCTATAACCATATCCTATATTTACCAAATCTTCTACTAATGTTTTTGAATAAACAGTAAAAGATAAAGCTGGACTACATTTATAAACTTTATCGTTTTGTACTATATCTAAAGGCTGTGTTTTATACAAAGGTCTGGTTGATATGTATTCTTGACATAAATTTAAAATATATCCATCTTTTTCTGAAACTGTTATTTTAAAACAATATTCTTTACGACTTTCTCTATAACTTACACAACCATCTCCTAAATAAAAACCTAGTAAATAAGATTGTACCTCTGTTGTTATATTCTTAAAGAAATTTTCATTTAAAGGGTATTTTCTCATAATTTATTTGCATTTTCACAAATGTACAAAATTATTTTATACCTAATACGTTAGTCTCCTCCGATTTTGAGCAGTTTTTTACTATTCATTACTGAATAGGGTGACAATTTAGTCTATCACCACCTGTACCTATCTGTCTAGCATTATCAAATGCCATTAGATAATCACCATTTGCAACAATAGTTTTATTGGGATTATACTTATGTACTTGATCTAAATGGCTAACTATACATGGGTAAAGATCTGCTTTACCTTTAGTAACATAAATATTACCATGTTCATCTTCATCTACAGTAAAGGATTGATCTTCTAAGCTTTCTAAGTATTGTTTAAGTGTGGGTATAATTTGTTCTTTTTCTTTAGAAGATTCAGACTGCCAGCCTAAAATTTCAATTAATAATTGTTTGTTAAACATTTTGTGTGTCTTGGTTTTGTTCTCGTTGTGGTACAATGTTAAAATAATCTAGTATTGATTGAGGTGTGATATGTGTATAACGTCCAGGATCACTAGTTCTCACCGTATTTGTTACAGTATTATCATCTAAATTAGGATTAGCGTACACATTGGATATATCTACTAAATCTTGAGTAACAGCAACAATTGTTTCTAGTTCTAACTCTTCATCAGTATAATCATCATCATCATCTAGATCAAAATCATCAAAATCTTCATCCTCCTCTTCCTCTTCAGGAACAAGGGTTGGACTATCTAATGTTACAACATCTGTATTTAATGTAGGTACACCATTTCTATTACTTACTAAATCTCCATTATAAACTGAATCACCAATAATTACATAATTATTAATATCAATAATAGTTTCACTAACAGTACAACCAAAAGTATCTTCAATAGGTAATAGACTAGCTTGCATTGAATTTGCATTAATAAGATTAAAGTTATCTATATACGGAAGTTGTAAAGAATTAGTAATAACAACTGCTCTAGTTGTAAAAGCGTTTATAAACTTAGTTGAAAGACTAGCGTTTGCCAGATTATCTGGTATATACTGAAGATCTACAATATAGTTTCTATCATAGTCTAGCAACCAATAAACAGGTGACATTGCAGTAAAGTCTTTTTTATCTTTATGCTTTCTAACTTCATATATATTTAGAAAACCATTCTCAGCAGCATACTTATGAAATAAAGAAACTAATTTACTGTTAGAAGTATAAATCCTATCCATAATTTTAGTACCATCTGTTGTAGTCCACAGTAAAGCTCTGCCTATAATTGAGTCTGAACCAGGAGGTTTAGCAATAATAAGGCTTATATTACTATTCTTATCATAAAACTGTACAACAGCTTGCTTATCATCATGTTTCATACATGAAGTACCTAGAT